CCCACCGTCGTTGGTACCTCTCAATGGAGCGTTCTTTACGATTCCCATAACCTCAGGCGCCATCTGTCCGACGTTCGCACCAAGAAGTGTCGCGTTTAGGTCTTCATTTAACAAGCCGACGAACCTCAGCCTATCGCCAGCACGAAGAACGTACGCTTGGTTGAAATTCCACCGCAACCCTTTCGAGTAAACGCCGTTCATACCTCCGATAAGCGCACCGCTTGTTGCTATGCAAAGGGATGCAACCCCAGTCGATTCAACGAATTCCAGCATTGCATCAAACAGCGCGTCAAAATCGGTCACGGGTGCGGAAACAAGCTTACCGCCCTTGACGTACCTGAACGTGAACTGGTTCAGGTCATCGTCGAACATCGCGAAGTAGCTCAGACCCAAATCATCCGCGATGTCGTATGCCGCGTTCCTCGCGAACACGACGGAACGAAGCTCGTCCTCGGTAGTCATGGTGTCTACGCACTTGGCGTACTCGCGCTTGTCGAACACGATGACGCTGTCACCGTAAAGCCGCTCGTACTCTGCCCTCTGCTCGTCAAGGTCGTCGATGACGAGATACACCTTGCCAGTGTACCCGCGCTTCTCCGACTCATTGAAGGTCGCTTGGTCGTGCGCCCTTCCATGCGTGAGAATCAGCACCGCGAAGTCGCTACGCATCGTCCTCACCGCTCATGAAGTCGATGTCCTCGGCAAGCTTCGCGTATCCCTTGGCGATTGCGTCCTCGACGTCGATGATGACGAGCGCCGAGTCCTCCATAAGCTCCTGCATCTCAGGCGTCGCGTTGGCGTAGTACTCCGCGACGTTCTTGTAGTTGAAGGCGTAGTGTCGGGTGGCTGCCTTGATTAGGAACTCGCGTTCCTCGGGCGTGACGTTCGAGTCCTGAATCCTCATGACCAGCTCGTTGGCCTTCGAATCGTCAACCAGCTCGTCGATGGTCGGGCACTCGCCAGTCGGCTCGTACTGCGGGATATTCACCTTCTTGGTATAGGTATCGTCCGCCTGCGGCTCGTCCTCTTCAAGCTCTTCGAAGTCGAACCCGAAGTCAGACATGTCGATGTCCTCGATGCCCTCAAGCTCGATGCCAAGCTTCGCCATGTCCCACTGTGCAAGCTCTCCCGTCTTGTTGTCGGCCAGACGGAATGCCTTCACCTGCTCGGGGGTCAAATCGTCCGCCACGATGACGGGAACCTGCTTTAGCCCCAGCTTGTGCGCGGCCTTCAGGCGCGTGTGGCCGTTGATGATTACGCTCTCTCCGTCAACCACGATTGGAACCTTGAAACCGAACTCCTTGATGCTCGCAGCCACCGCATCGACCGCGTTGTCGTTCAGTCGCGGGTTGTTCGCGTACGGAATCAGCGAATCAACGTCCATGTAGGTTACTTTTGTCTTCTCCATGCCTTGAAAACTCCCTTCTCGATGTTCTGAAAGACGCTATGGGGGAAACGCTCGAAAGAATCCCCGATAATCGCCCTTATTGAATGATAATCGGAGTTTTACGCTCCATAAACCGCTGTTTTCCAAAAAACCCCAGCAGATTGAAAATTTAGTGTCCAGAGTAGGGCAGTCAGATAGCCCGACAACCCGCCCGAATTCCCCGTAGGGCAGGGGGGGATTGTTCCCCCCAAAGTTATCAACAGCGTTCCCAACACAGGACGATAGACTGCGTTAATGGCCCGCAATCCTCTTGGCCGCAAGCCCTCTCAGATATCCCTTCGGCAGCTCGCCATCGTCAGCCATCCTATGGTGCAGCCTGCATAGGCACACGAGGTTGCCGTCCTCAATCAGCCCGTCCGGGTCTTCCCTGAGCTTCTCTATGTGGTGGACCTCAAGCCCCTCGGTCGTGACCTTCCCTTGGTCTCGGCACACCTCGCACATCCAGTGCGCATCGTCCCTGACCTGAAGGCTCTTCCTCTTCCAGCGTGCAGTGAAGCGCAGCCTGTCCGCGCCCGTCCTCTCGTACCTGTATGTCGGCTTCTTACTCGGGCAAGGCTCGCCGTATGCGTGCATCTTCCCGCACCTGCTGCAAGCCCTGTATGCTCCCATGTGCGTCCCCCCTTCAACCAGCAACGGGCCTCGCCGATTGGACGAGACCCGCTTGGTGGTCTTTCTCAGATGATTTGACGCCGGTTACCAAACCCTTAGCACCTGTCCGGGATAGATAAGGTTGGGGTTGGCGAGTCCGTTCAGCTTTGCGAGGTCCTGCCACGACGTGCCGTACTTGGCGGCGATGCCGGAAAGGGTATCGCCGCTCTTGACCGTGTAGGTCATACGGGCCGATGCGCCCAGCTTCGCGTTCACGATTGACTGGATAGCATCGTAATTATATCCAGCACTTGCGAGACGGTTGCGCCTATCGTCTCCGTTGCCCCACTGGCCTGCGATTACCTCGTCGGCAATCTGCTCATTGCTCTTCCTAGCCGGTGCAGGTGCCGGAGCGCTTGACGCGCCCACGTACTTTGCCCACGCGGCGGCGCCCATGTATGCCTTGTCTAGGTCTAGGTTGCCATTGTATCCCGCAAGCCTTCCGGCTGAGCTGTACTGCCTGATAGCACAGTTATACGCGCCCTCGTTCCAAGGGCTGTCTTGGTATCCGGTAGCGTTGTTGCTCGCGTACTGCGCGACCCATGCGCCGCAGTCGAGGGCCTGCGCGACGTCCCACGGGAATACGCTTGCAGACGCGTAGATGAGCGGCTTGACTCCCGTGCGGTCGATGACTCGCTGGACGAGCTGCTTGAGGTAGCCGGTGTTGCCCCACGCGGAATTCTCAGCGCTCTCCCAGTCGATGCACGGGATGCCCTTGCCGAAGTATCCTGCGCAATGGTCGATGAAGAAGTCAGCTTCTGCCTGTGCTCCGCTGCCGTCCACATAGTGATAGAAGCCGAACGGCTTCCCAAGGCTGATGGCTTGCTGCACCTGCGCGTCGCAGGCGTCCGAGACGAAAGTCACGCCCTGCGTTGCCTTGACGATTACAAAATCGCATGGGACCTTCGAGAGGTCGATTCCCGCCTGCCATCCGCTAATGTCGATTCCCTGCATTGCCATGTCTACTCCGTCCTTTCAGATACCTGCTTAGAGGTTGCCGCGCTCACTCCGATGAGGGCACCGATGAGAACCCCGGTCGCGTTGAGCGTGAGCACGATTGCATCGACGTTCGGGATCCCCCACGCCGGGAAGACCGCGCCCACGAAAGTTGCGACTGCGGGGCATGCGATAAGCCCGACCCATTTCAGCACGTGATACAGTTTGTCAGTGATGATGTACTCTTTCATTCTTTCCACCTTCCTAATCGTCCATTGTCGGCAGCGCCATCATCTCGTCGTGTAGATTCGTGGCGATGCCGTTGCCGCCTAACCTGTGATAACTCTGATATGTGCGCTCCATTACTTCCTTGTCCGCGGTCGAAGCGTGGCCGTCACGAACAGCATGATGATGCGTCCGCATAATCTCGCTCCTGAGCAGCGCCCGCAAGGCCGATTTGAAAAGCTCGTTTTCCTCTTCGGCCTTTTCCTTCTCAGCGCGCCTGTTCGACAGCGTTACGCCCAGAAGTGCGACAACTGCCGCAGCCGAGTAAATTGCGAACTGCGAATCGATTCCTGGATTCGACACAAGCGTAGCGGTCGCTGCCAGTACAGACGGGATGCACACCCATAGAAGTTTTCCCCAGAATCCCTGCAATTCCGCTCTTTTCCGATTGGTTTTTACACTCCCTTGATTATACGTCACGCGGAGCGGGAATTGCGGGAACGATAAAAAAGGCCCCATTGCTGGGTCCTTCATGCTGCATCTCTTTCTGCTTTTACATCTCTTCTGCCTTGAGAAACTTGGGTCCGAGGTAATCGAGGTCGTAGTCGGATGCGGTCGCACTATCGAGCTTGCTGATGTAGTAGATGAAGTTGTGGTACCTGCGGCCATCGGCTGTTCCACCTTCCGCCACGCATACGAACCCATCCTTTGGCTGGCACCCAATGTCGTAGGGGCGCAGGCGCATTCCGTACTTGTAAGTGAGGATTTCCATTGCTGTTTCCTTTCTCTCTTCCGCACTTGCTGATATTAGTATACACCTACAACAACCTTATGCAAGCTAGACTCGGAAGTTTTTCGAAATGAAAAACGGGAACCCTCTCGGATTCCCGCATCTGGTTATTTTTTCAGGTCGGCGCGTATGAGCCGCTTGATGTAGCTCTGCTTGCTGGGTACGCTGTCGAGCTTTTCCAGAACGTCCTCGTCGGTGCGGCGGTTCAGCTTCAGGTGAACCTGCCGCGTGTTCTTCGCGTCGTACTTCTTCTGGGCCTTGATTTGCGCTTCAGTTGCCATGCGCATCACCTCCGGTTGTCGATTAGGTCTGCCAGCCTCGGCCACATTCCCGGCCCCGAGCTGTCTAGGTTGCAGAGTGCGTCGTCGTTCCCGAACAGCGCCCTGCTCGCCCTGATGCACCCGAGGCAGTCGCCTACGGTCTTGTACGCGCTGCCCTCGTCGGCGCACCTGTGAGTGCGCAGGAACTCGACGGCCTCGCGGCGCTCGTCATTGCTAAAGACCTTGGTATCCAGCGGAATCTCGCGGCCCTCGGCATCCTTGGGTAGCGTGATTTGAGTTGCCATTTAATCCTCCTCGGTTTCGATTTTGTCTAGCTTTCCAGACAGCCACAGGCACATCGCCGTACTGAGCACCGTCACTACCGCGCGGTCATATTCCACGTCTGTAATGCACTTTGCGTTGCGTCGCTTGGCGTCTGAGGTTGTACCGACTGGCTGCACCATGGCCGTTCTAATCGTTTTGAGCGCATCTTTCATCGCCTGCTTGTCGGCGGCGCTGAAACCACCCTGCCACGTTGAGAACGTGAGCATGGATTCGAGCAGCGGGCTGTTGCCGAAATTGACTAGACCCGTCATTCTTCGGTCCTTCGATTAATCTGGGCGCGGTTGAGAACCTTGGTGCGCAGTTCCGCGCAATCGGCGCTCGGATAGGTCGGCGCAACCTCTTTGCGGATGCACGCGGCGCATACCGCCACGGCATATGCCATGTGCGGCGCCATGAGGTCTTCATCACGCATATATCCCCGGTAAAGCCTGTCCACGTTGGCTAGCGACCTCTCCCACGCACGGCAGCGCTCGCGATACATCTTCATGCGGTCGCGGGTCTTGGATAGCTTCGACTCAAGCCCCCGGCAATGGCGCTCTAGGTTTGCGTACCGGCGCTTCAGGTCGGATAGCTCTTCGGCGTAGCTCAGAGCCAGCGTTTGGTAGTCCTGCATCACAGCATCGACCCCCATCCCAGTGCCACGCGGATGCCGTCGGCGATGACGAGCATGCCGTAGCTGACTGCGGGAACCGCCTGCATGAGCAACAATACCCCCGCGACGAACCCCGCGCACTTAAGCAGTCTCGATGCCATGAGTCCCCTCCTCACTGAGCCATTCGCCCGTGAGCGCGTGATGCAGGTAGTTCTCGGCCTTGCCCAGCTCTATGTCTAGAGCGTCCTTCCTGCCGGCCCTCAGAAGGTATTTGAGCGCGTTCCCTACATCCCATGCCTGCGCCATGCCGAACCCTTCTGCGGATTCGACGCGCTCCATCACGTCGGCGATAATGCCCTCCGCTTGGATGCCACGCACCTCGTAGCGTTCGTGCCCGTCCGCTTTCTCCATAACGTTCCTTTCTCTCTGGGATTCGCAGTGACGGCCTGTCTCTCGATGGTATGTGCCGTTTGCCCTTTCCCTTCCTGACATATATAAGTATACACTATTGTTTCAGAAAATGAAAGCGTTTTCGCAAACTTTTGAAAGGTAGTTTCTGGCATAGAAAGGCCACTGTTTCCAGTGGCCTGTGTTCAATGTTTCTGTTTTCCTTCCATCTTCAAGCGCTCAATGTCCCAACTTGGGTCGAATGGCTGGATGCTGTTAAAGCGTTGGTCGTACCTCCTCCCTTTTCTAAGGGCTTCATCGCCGGTTTCGGCTCTCACGATGATGCATTCCATCTCGTTGTTGCCCCATACCTTCCACCACATACTGTTACGCCTCCCGACTTTTGAGCTTGATGGTCACGCACACTTTTCCGCTTAACATGCTCTCAAGCTTCCATTCGTAGACCTCTTCGTCTCCATATGCCGCGATTGCCGCCCCAGCGTTATCGAAGCCATAACCCTTGGATGGAGTCTTGCCCTCGCGCGTGAAGATGGAGACTGAAAATACGGTGAACCCTGCAGCCACCTTGTTAAGGATGCTCTCTACGGTATTGGCGTTCATCATTTGGGGTTCCTTTCTCTCTCCCTCACTTGCTGATAGTAAGTATACACCTATACAAGGCAGGCGGAAGCGGGAATCGAAAGTTTCTCAAAATAAAAAAGCCCCCATTTCTGGGGGCCTTCTCCTACCTTACGAAGAGCGCCTTGTAATCCTCGCGCATCTCGTCTAGGCGGAACCACGTTGGCACGTCGTAGTCCTCCTTGTCGGATTCCGTCATGTCCCCGACCTTTCCGCTCCAATGGAACCGTGAGCCATCATAGAGGAGAACCTCATCGTCGGGCTGGAAGTCGGTGTCGAAGATTGTGTTTGCCATTTGGGGGTTCCTTTCTCTCTCTTTCCCCTATTGCGGTTACTAGTATATACCTATACCGAGCAGTCGCAAGCGAGAATCTGAAACTTTTTTCGTTCATATATGGGTGCGGCCCGCAAGGTCGGGTCTTGCGGGCCGCTAGAGAAAGGAGACGCCGGTATGGGCGCGTCTACATTCTACCACGGAGGAACCTGCGGAGCTGCTTGGCTGGGCTGGTTCTCTCGTAGTGCATCCGTCTCGCTATCGTCTCCCAGCTCTTGCCTTCGAGGAACCGCATGACCGCTATCGCCCTGACTTTCGCGTCCGGTATCGTCGCGATGAAGGCCATAGCCTCAAGCCTTGCGGACTCCACGGCCTTCGCCTGCCTGTCTATCGCCCCCAGAACCTCTGGGCTAGGCTCGAGGGCTGCGACCCTGCGGAGTGCGCCCAGCTCCGACTTGAGATGCACGGCCTGCGAGAGCTCGCGTTCGGTCATAGCCCCAGAAGCTCCTTGGCTGCTGCCGTCCTTGCAGCGTAGTCCGACCGCCGGCGGTCTTGCCCATTGAATGCCACGGGGACGCACATGTCCATGATGCGGCTGTAGATTCGCTGCTCCCCTATCCCATCGGCACCCATGAGGTCGCGTGGGTTGATGTTCGTCGTTACTATCAGTGGAAGCTTTGAGCGGTAGCGGGCGTCGATGACTGCCGTCACCTGCTCCGTCATGTACTCGGTCTTTCTCTCGGTGGCGAAGTCATCGATTATCAGAAGGTCGAACTTCTGCAGGCTGTCGATGTACTCCTGCTTCCCCGAGAACCCGTTTTGCAGCTTGTTGACTATCCGCTGGAAGTTGGTCATAAGGCATGGCGTGCCGCTCTCAATCAGCGCGTTCGCTATGCATGCGGCGGCGAAGCTCTTCCCGCTGCCGACGTTGCCGTAGAGCATCAGCCCCGTGCCGTTCTCCAACATCTGCGGGAACTTCTCGACGTAGCGCTTCATCGCAGCCATGGTCTTGGCATCCTTGCCGTCATCGTTGGCGAACGTCCAGTCACGCATCTCTGAGTCCGGGAAACCGGTGCGGCGCATCCTGTCTACGCGCCGCATTCTCTCGCGTGCCCTGTCCTCTTCCTTGAGCCTTTCCTCCCTCTCGATTTCGCACCTGCACATGCAATACGGCTTGATTACCCTGCCGCCGAACTCGACCTCGCATTGCTTGGGCGTGTGGCACTTTCCGCAGTAGAGAAGGCCGTCCTTGATGTAGTCGCCCTCCTGCGGATTGTGGTTCTTGGCTGCCGCCTTGGCAAGCCCTTCGATGATTCCGTTTGTATCCATATCCGTTTTCCTCCTTACTTGTTTTTCGGCGCGTATTTTCCCAGCCCTAGAACCTTGTCTACCTCTTCGTCTCCGGTGCTCTGGTAGTAATAATCGGCATCTATTTTCTTATCGAATCCACTTTCCTGTGCCCTTCTTGGCTGCTGGGAAGACTTCTGCCTGTCCATGCGAGCCCAGTTACGAATCGTCGCCAGATGGTTCTTGTAGGTCTTTCCAGTTGAAGCCATGTAAGAGCTAAGCCTTTCGACTCTCTCTTCCCAGTCAGTGGGGAACTCTGCTTGCAGCTTCTCCATGTCTGAGTCTGAGAGAAGGACGTTTGAGTACTCCCCGTACTTGTGGCGCGTCTCCCTCTTCTGCGAGGGCCTATCGCATTTGATAGATGGATTGATAATAGACGGGTCACTGATAGATGAATCTTTGTTGCTACTTTGAAGTGGTACGGGGTCGCACTTTGAAGTGGTACCCCCGTCGCACTTTGAAGTGGTACCCGTATCACTTTGAAGTTGTACGGCCTGTTCAGTTGGGCGATAATACGCACGAGTGCCGACCTCGCTATTCTTGACTTTTTGATGATATAGCAAGCCGAACTTTACCAGCTTCTTGAGCCTGCGCCGTACCGCTTCTGGGTTGAGGTGCATAATCGGCAGTTCGTCGCATACGTATGAAGCACTGACCCACCCATATTCGACGCCGTCTATTACGCGCTTCTCCATGCCGCCAAAATAGAAGTCCATAATCCATCGCAGAATCATGAGGTCGCGTTCGTCTATTGATTGATGTTCATCGCGCAGATTAAGGACTTGCTCTTGGCTGAAGCCGAATATCGTGTATTTCATTTTCGCCACCACCTAAAAAGAAAGCCCCGTCACATGTTGCAGCTGCGACGGGGCTTTCTATTTTCATGCCGTTAAGGCTTGAAAAGCTATGTCATTTGCAAGGCTGCAACCCTCGCGTTCTTAAATTATAGCATCACGATTCCTCGATGTTGATGTAATTGATGTACGCCATGAGCTTCTTTTTCATCTTGTACTCGGCTGTCTTGAATCCCTTGCAGTCTTCCACGACAACCTTACCGCCGCGATGGTAAACGAAGTCTGCGACGTACTTCATGCCACGGTATTTCACGCCGTCGCACTCGAAGCTCGGCAGAAGCTCGAACGGAACCTGAAGGCGCAAGTCCTGAATCTCGCCCGCTTCCTCCATACCTCGAAGCTTGGTATACCGCTTGGCCTCCTTGGCGCTGTCGAACTCGATGCCGTCAACGACCGTCTTCTTCGCGTGGTACTTACTTACCCGTGCTGCCAAAGCCGTCACCTCCCCTCTCGGAATCGTCAAGCTTGTCAACGACGTCAAAATCCACGTACTCGCATGGCACGATTACGAGCTGTGTAATCTTGTCCCCACGCTCGATGACGTGACACTTTTCGCTGTGATTGTAGAGCTTTACCTTGATTTGCCCCGTATATCCCTCGTCGATGACGCCCTCGGACGTGATATCGTGCCTGACGTTCAGCCCCGATTTGCTCTTCAGCATGCCGACGTAGCCGTGCGGCAGCTGGATATGCATGCCAGTGTCGATGACGCGCGAACCCCTCGCGGGAACATACGTGTCGATTGGCGAGCGAAGGTCTGCCCCTGCGTCCGTGCCGTGGGCACGCACGGGAACGGACGCGCAACTATCGAGTTTGATTTTCATTGCCTTCATCCTTCCCGAAGCTGTATCTTGCATACCTTGTGGCCTGTCCGTAGCGGTTCTTGCCGTGCTCCCGCTCCGTGTGTATATCGTGGCCGTCCTCCTTAAGCTCGAAGATGACAGCCGCTAGCCTTGTCACTCCAAGGTCTTTGAATGCGTCCAGCGGCGTTATGCTGCCGAACTCGCGTATGTAGTCGAGAACCATCTGCTTCTGGCTTGCCATCGCTTCACCCCCTTCTCTAGACGTAGTTGCGCCCGAACATGCTTATAAATTCATCAATTGTCCAGCCGTAGTGCGCCATCGCACGCTTCTGCGAAACCTCCTGAAGGTACTCTTCGAAAGGGCGGTTGAAATGCACCGCATAGTCGCTCATGTTGTGCGCGTCTGGCGATAGGAAGACGTACAAGCCAAGCTCGATTGACTTCTTTCGGTTCGGGCCGTGGAAGACCTCGTGACGTACGAGCCACGGTTCGCGCTCGTCGTACCAGTCAATCAAGACACCATGACGCTCGTCGTACCACTCGCCGCACCCGAGTATGCTATGCTCTTTCATCATCCCTCGCCCTCTACGTACTTCAGCCGTGCGATTTCCTCGCGCGTGAGAACCGGGATGCCCTGCGCTTCGCATTCCTCCCTCGCCCCGTCGATGAGACGCGAGAACTCCGTCGAATCCATGTGACTCGAACCCTTGTAGACGCGGTAATGCGTGAACTCGCGACCGCCAGCGAATCCCGTTCCGATTTCCTCGAAGTATCGGAAGTACCCGGAAACGTCGATATCGGAACGGACGCTCACGACCTCGAAAGGCGCGTGCTCCTTCAGCATGCGGAAATGAAGCTCCGAGGTCGGTATCCTCAGGACTCGCCCGAGCTGGTTGACCATCGACCAATAGTAGGCGTTCTGGGTGAGCGTGCGCTTGCGCTTGCGCTCCTTGATTTCGTAAATCTGCTCGCCCTTCGGCTGCGAGAACAGCCAATGGATGATTTCCTCGGCTGTTCCAATCATGCCGCCAATCATTCCGCCCCGCCCCCTTTCCAGATAGAGGCGGGATGCTTCAGAGCACCCCGCCCCGTTTCAGTCTTTAAAAAGGCAAATCCTCGTCGTAGAACTCGGACTGCGGGGCCTCGGCGTAGGCCTGCCGGGCGTTCCACTGCGGCGCGGGATACGTCTGCTGCTGCGGCTGATAGCCCTGCTGCTGGGGCTTGCGGTTCTGCATAAGCTCGATTTCGTTGGCGATGATGTCTACCTTGGAATGCTTCTGGCCGTCCTTCTCCCAGCTCGAATAGTGGAGCTTGCCAGATACAGCGACCTTCATGCCCTTGGCGAGGATGTCGCTCAGCGCCGTGGCGCGGTTTCCGAAGGTGACGCATTCGAAGAAGTTGGGAACGTCCTCCCATTGCCCCGAAGCGTTCTTGCGGCGGTCATTCACAGCGATGCCGAAGCTCAGCAAAGGCGTGCCGCTTGCCGTGCTGCGAAGCTCTGGTGACCTCGTCAAATTTCCTACTAATGCAACATGATTAATGCTCATTAGTAGACGCCCCCTTGCCGTTCAGCTCTTCGAGCTTCTTGTCGTATGCGTCCCCCATGATGTGGCGGAAAACGGCGCTGGTGGTCGCATCGTTCCACGTGAGATATTTTCCCGACCAATCGGTGTCCGCCCTGTTGAGCAGAACGTCCTTGACCATTTCAAGGTCGAATTTCGCCTTCAGCAGATTTTTGTACTCAGTGTTTGTGATTTGAACCGTGTTCTCCATTTTTCATCGTCCCTCTCTATTTGTCGGTTGCGAAGACGAAAGCCCTGCAACCCTTCGTATCGTTGTAGATGCTCAGCCCGGTAATCTGGCCGCTCTCGATGCGAACCTTCTCGCAGCGGAAATTGTCGTAGCATTGCATGCGACCGTTCTTGCCCTGTTTGACGTTGCACTTATCGGCGGGAACCCAGATGAACGGGGCCGTGTAAAGCTCGCGCCCGATTCCGAGCATGAACCCGGCGCGCTTGAATGCATCCGAGGCGCGCCCCTTCTCAGCTTCCATGTTGGACGGCGAGCCGTTCGACTGCTTGGCAACCCACTGGGATTTTTCCGCATCCCAGATTTCGATTGTACAGAACAGCTCTCCGTTGATGCTCTGGTAGCTGTCGCGCCACCCAGTCATTCCGAAAGTCTCGTCCAGAATGCGCATATCGCAGCGGCTGTCCTTATACAGCAGAAGGGCCACGCCCTTCTGGCTGCATTGCGCCACGCGCACCTCGATTTCGTCTGCCCTCAGCTCGCGCATGCTACTTCACCTGCAAGCTTTCGTTGGTGACGATTTCGGCGTGCTCGATTTCGCGCCCATCAGTCAGGGCAGCCTTGATTGCCGTCTTGTTCGGCGTAGGCTCATTGAAGGTCAGCAAATCGCAGGCGTTCTCGCGCGCCCAGTCAATGAAGGAATCATCGACCTGAATGCTCTTGGCCTTGCGGTAGCTGCAACGGAGCCTTGGGGACTCGAACTTCTGGCCCTTCAGCGCGTAAACCAGAAGGTTCTTGATGCGCTCGGCCTTGTTCTCTACCGCCTTGCGGCGCTGTGCGAGGTTCTCTTCCTCCTCCTTCATGGCCTTCGCTTCGGCTGCGAGGTTCTTGTATAGACAGCCGATGTTCTCAACCTTCTGCGTGCGCTCCATCTGCAACTCGTCGAAGCGCTTCTCGTCCTCGATTTCGCCCGTCTCCATATCGACCAGAGACATGATAGAATCGTCTATCTCGTAAATGCTCATACCCATGCCGTTGCCCCTTTCTCTCTCAGCTCTTCAAGCTCTTCGTCCGTGTAAAACACGTCCTTGCCTTCGAACAGCCTGTTAATCAGGTCGTACAGAGCTTGCATGTGCTCCTTCGTCGGATTGCCCCTCTCCATTCTCGTCACCGTCCCCGAAAAGATATTCGAGCGTGTAGGCCGCGCCGTTGCGCTCTTCCAGCTCAGATTGGATTGCAACCATCTCGCCAAGTCGGAACTGCTGCTTGCCGTTCAGCAAGCGCCATAGCGTCAAGTACTTCATCCCGACTGCGCCCGCCATCTCTGTATTCGACATGCCAGCGCGTACGATTTCGGCCTTCAGATTCTTGTACATCCCTCCACCTCCTTATGTGCTCCAACATATAGATTATATAATTACCTTAGCAAACGTGGTGGTACCAACGTTTAGCGGTGAAAGGGGTCGAATTTTGGATGGCATTTACTGACAATTTGCAGGCGCCTATGAGCGCAAAAGGGATATCCCGTCGAAAATTGGCAAAAGAGTGCGGGATAAGCCCCAGCGCGGTGAACTCGTGGTTCAACCGCAGCGCCGAGAACATCAGCTTGCAGACGCTGAAGAAGCTGTCGGATTACTTCGGTATAAGCATCGAGGAGCTTGTCCACGGAAAGCAACAACGGCGCGAGATAACATTTTCAAGCAGCGCGTACACGGACGCAGAGCTTGACCAGATAAAGCAGTTCGCACACTTTTTGATAAGGCAACGAGAAAGGAATGAATAATGAATGGCATACGCAATGTACCTGCGCAAGTCACGCGCAGACGAGGAACTAGGATACGAAAACACACTTGAGAGACACGAGGAAATGCTGCGCAACCTCGCGGCTCAGACTGGAATCCACGTAGACGAATCGCACATCTACAGGGAGATAGTCTCAGGTGAGAGCATCGAGGCACGACCACAGATGCAAAGGCTGTTGAAGGCAGTCGAGATGGGACTTTACATGGGCGTGCTCTGCATCGAGCTTGAGCGCCTCAGCCGGGGCGACGGAGCAGACCAGCAGCGCATACTGAAGGCTTTCCAATTTTCGGACACGAAGATAATCACCTTGACCAAGACATACGACTTGGCGGGGGACGATTCATTCGATGAAGAGTTCTTCGAGTTCGGGCTTTTCATGAGCCGAAGAGAATACAAGATGATAAAAAGGCGCCTGTATCGCGGAAGGATACAAGCGCAGAAGGAAGGATATTTCATTGGGTCGCGCCCACCTTACGGGTACGACAAGAAGAGAATCGGCAAGGGCTATGTGCTGGTACCGAACGAGAGCGCGGAAGTCGTGCGATATATCTTCAGAAGGTACGCGCAGCGCGAGACGGCGGCGAACATCCTGCACGACCTGAACAACATGGCCATCCCGACGGTGACCGGCACGAAGTGGACGGCCTACGCGATTCGCGAGGTCATCAAGAACCAGACGTACATCGGCAAGATAAACACCAAGACGGTTCGCTGCGAGAAGTCAATCAAAGACGGGAAAGTCGTGCAAAGGTGGCTGAACAACTACGAACCCGTTGTGGTAGAAGGAAAGCACGAGCCGATAGTCGATGAAGAGCTGTTCTGGAAGTGTCAGGAAGTCCGCGACAGCAAGAAGACGAGAACAAGGTCAGACCTGACCTTGAAGAACCCGCTGGCATCGCTGATGTTTTGCAGCGTGTGCGGCAAGACGATTCGCCGCACACATTACGACTATAAGGGCGAAAGGACTTTCTACTATGGTTGCGTCACGTCGCGATGCGAGACGAAAAACACATTCACGCACGCCGTATACGACATGGTGATGACAGAACTCAAGAAGGAACTGGAACGGCAGCAGGTCATGTTAGCCGATTACGACACGACACCAGAGCATGACGCGAGAAAAGACGAACTCGAAATGCTCAGGGACGAGCTTGGCAAGAAGTCGATGATGCTTGAGAGGGCATGCGAAGCATACGAGACCGGAATCTACGACCGCCAGACGTATTTGGAGCGAGTCCAGAAGGTCAACGCCGCGAGGGCGGAGCTTCAGACGAGGGTCGAGGAACTTGAAGCAAGTATCGAAGAAAGCGAGGAAAGGCACGAGAAGGCCGTGCCGATTCTCACAAGGGTTGTCGAGGAAATGCACACCTTGGAGCCGAAGGAACAAAACGACCTGCTCAAGATGATTATCGATAGAATCGAATATGAAAAGACTGAGTCGGGCGCGGCGATAGAGCCAACGCTCCGAATCAGTCTCAAAATATAATCTTTCCACCATCATGAGAGGACGCATTTATGCACCCCTCCATGATTCCAGAGACATAATTAAGGCGGATAGCTCAATGGCTACCCGCCTTTTTCTTATGTCAGTTGACCCGCTTCCACATGTACACGGCCAGATATGGAGGCATGTTGTTGTGCGAACCGTCCCCGCCTGCGTACATCGTCTGGACGTTGCCGCCGAATCCCCTCTTGTCCTGCGCCTGAACAGTCATGAACGGGGTTGCGCTGCCAGATGCGTTGAGGTTGTCAATCTCATGGTTATGCTTCGGCATTTCGTCAACCGGCAGCGTGTGAGCAGCTTCGCCGCCCGTGCTGCCCGCCGTATAGGTGGTATCAGCTCCAAGCAGGAACCGCCCGCCGATGCGCGCCCACGTCCCACCGAACAATGCAGCGGGATTCGCGTCGGTTACGCTCAGGTAGATTGCCCCGACCGGGTAGGCTCCCTGAGCCGTGAGCCATGCCGAATCGCCGAGCTGCAAAACGTCCGATTGGCTTGGCAGGCAATTCACGCCGACGCTGGATTTCTTGGTGTCGATGAAAAAAGACGGGATGCCCTTCCCGAGCGTGAGGTTGTAGTCGGTCGATTCCAGCTTGTCCGCGACGGTCACAACGAAGTCATAGGCCGAATCCCTATCGCACGTCACCGTTGATTGGATTGAATCCTCCAACTCGATTGGCGTTCCGTAGCTCGAGTCCGAGACTTTCTTGAACTTCGCCGAGATTGTCACGGCGTTCTTGCCGTTCAAATACGAGTAGCGGGCGTTCGCCGTGATGTACGTGGTCGGTTCGAAGTTGTTCAGGCGGTGCAGGTCGATGACCGCAGTAGGTGCGCTGTAATCGTCAACCGTCACCTGAACGGATTGGCTAGCGGTGAACCCACGGCTGTCTTTTGCCGTGACTGTCAGCGCCTGAGAATACGAGACGTCAACAGCGCCGAGCGAGACTGTCCCAGAACTCGTGACTGTCTTTGATACCCCACCGAAAGCGATGGTGTAGCTCGCGATGGTCGCGCCCTTCTTTGCTGTCGCGGTAGGCACTTTCACCGCAAGCGTCGAATGGTTCTGGACGATTCGCGACTTGTCCCCAGTCACAGCTACTGTTGCCGCGTTGGTGTCCTCATATGAGACGGCCCCAAGTTCGGGCGCTGCATCAACGACGTTCATCTTCCTTTCCGCACGCGAGTAGTAGGCCGTGCCGTCGATGGTCGTTTTAAGCGCGTATGTCACCTTAAGCGTCGGCGAGTTCTTGCTCGCGTTGCGCAGGGTCGTGCGCTCGGAATCTGTGAGCTGCATCGTGTATGAGCCACCAGCGCCGCTTGCAGCTCCAGCCCTCGTGATGCTCCCGCCCGCGAATTCGATTGAGACGTCGCAAGAGAACGAGGACGGATTGCTGTAGGTGAGCGTCGGGTTCGTCTCGTCGGTGAAGTCGTTTGCGGTCGCGATGGTCGCGTTTCTGGCAATCCTGTCGAGGGTGATTGAGCCAGATGCTGTGATGCTCCCGACCTTCTTGCCGTCAATCGTGGCGTTGATGTTGAACGTGTCGGTAAGCTGCGCGGTCTTGGTTCCGTCAGCGTCATGCGACACCCTGTGGACGGTCGTGCCGAGAATAACCGAGCCGCCCTTCTGGTTGATGGCTCCAGACGTGTAGCCCTGCGAGACACCTCCGACCGAGCAGGTGTTCGTGCGCGAAGCGATGTTCAGCGAGTATGCGGAGCCTATCACGAGCGTATGTTTGACCGTCACGTCGGAATAATTGCCAGCCGCGTTCTGGACCGCGCTCCAATCCGCCTGCAGCGTATATCCGCGATAGGCGCCTGTTATGCTTCCGCTTAATGCCATTGCTTTTCCCCCTTCCTATGCGAGCGCGACGAATGCGATGCCAATGCTTGCGTCCGTCTGAATCGGTACCATCTTCATCAGGCCGCCGATAGCGAGCGAGCTGTTGATGTACCCGTTCGCCATGTAGAACACGCCGTCGGTAACGCCGTAGGTCGCGTTTCCCTGCGCGTCGTAGCCGACAAGCCCCTGCGAAGCGTTGATTTCGATGCGCGAGCCGTCGTTGGCCCACATGCGAAGCCCGTCCTTGTCGAGCTGCCCCAGAAGCGAGCCGCCAGCCGAGCGAACCTCCATCACGCCGTTGCCGTTTTCGGTACCTCCCAGCTTCAGCGTGCCGCCCTTGATTAAATCGGCCACGAAGTTGATGACGTTGATGTTCTGCATGTTCATCGTGCCGTCGATGCCCCACGCGCTCTCGAAAGTCCCGGCGATTCCGTTGCGCGAGAAGGCGATGCCGTTGTCGTTAATCATGATGACGTTGTGCGCGTCCTCCTTCGGCAGCGAGTCCAGCACCATGATTTTCGAGCCGTCGTAGATGACATAGGAAGCCCCAAGCGACTGTGTGATGCTCTGCGTCACAGTGTCGGCGACCCCCTGAATGGCGTTGTTCACCGTGCTCTGCGCGGCGCTCTGTGCGGACGATTGCAGCGTCCCGGCAAGCCCGCTGAGCGTCTTCTGGAAGTTCCCGAACTCAATCTCGGTGTACTTGCCGAGAATGCAGTCGTAGGTGAACCCGATGACGTTGGTCAGGATGTGAACCCCCAGCCTCTCGTCGATAACCTCCACCGTGTCACCGATGTCCGTCACGCGCTCCATGTCCGCCTTGAGCGTATAGTTCACCTTCGGGACGCAGTTCTTGTTGACGTAATCCTGCGCCTGTCGTCTCAGGTCATCCACCAGCGCCTTTCGGTACGCCGCCTCATCGCTGCCGTAATCTTCCTTGTTGATGTCCGATTGCGAGAACGAGACGGTCTTGGTGTACGGGATGCTCCATTTCTTCTCGCTCTCGACGTATATCGAAGCGCTCGCGTCTTGGTCGTTGAGAAGGATGCCGTCCGCGCCCACTGGCAGCAGCTTCGTGACGACGCCGCTCCAATCTTCCTCGCACGTCAGTTCCTTCAGGTTCTTGCGGTACCTGACGGTCACGCCGTTGTCGGCACCGATTGACTGGCGGAGCTCGATGCGGAAGTTGTCTCGCACCAGATGCCCGCCCCAGCGCTCGATGACCGTCTGGACTGCCTCGTATAGCGACTTGCGGACGCAGCGGAACGAGTCAATCGTCTGCACGTCCGAGATGGTGGCGAACTCGCTCCTCGGCTCGGTGGCTTCGTTCAGGTGGTCTAGCGCCGCGTTGGCGTTCATGTCCACGACGTAAGAGTCGGCGATGAGGTAGTTCTTGGAATCGTAGAACACATGCCACGCCTTCAGCGAAACCTTGGTGCTCTTCTTGGTCACGTCCGATATGCGGAATGCCTGCGCCCCCTGCGGCGTGTCGGCTACGATTATCCGCCCGCTCGTCAGGTAGTCGGCGTACTTGGTACTCACTTCGAAATCGAGGTAGTAATCGCCGTTGTCCTTCTTGGTCACCTTCGCCTTCGTCGGCAGAATGACTATATCGCCGTTGGTGGTGAAGCTCTTGTCGGTTGATTCAAAAACCCTAATCATAGATGCACCTCCCTATATGCCAAGGGGGCGCATCGCTGCACCCCCTTGAGAGTTCAATCTTTCTACGGCCCTAAAGCTCGATGCCGTAAATGTCCTTGTAAGCCGCCTTGGTGGCTGCTTGGTACTTCTTCGGGACGCTATCAAAGGTGCGAAGCCCCTTGAAAATCAAGCGTGCGTAGATGTATCCCATGGTTTAAGCCCCCTCTACGATTCCCGCTACTGCTTCCTGAAGCTCGCTGATTTGCTCGGCGTTGATTTCGACCTGCCCCTTCACGCGATTGGTGAAATGGGCGACGATGTTCTCGCCGTCAGTCTCGGCCTTCGCGGAGACGGGCACGAGATGCTGCACCGTGGCGCCGTCGAACGTCGCACCCTTCAGGTTGTCCTCGGTGAACTCGGCGCGGATTGCGTCAAGCTCCGCGAAGGTTGCGACGACCGCCACGCAATCGAGCGCCGTGCTCCCGTCAGTGAAGTCGATGGTCTTTCCGTCTGCGAATTTGTAGGTCTTTGACATGGTTTCTCCTGTTCTACTGGATAAGCGACAACGTTTATTCGGAATGCTATCCAAGTGCCACGATATAGTTCACCCGGAACGAGCCAGTGTGTGTGCCGCTGATTGCGACGACGAGCTGCTCGTCGCGCGGGTAGTAATTCACGCCGGAAACCATGAAGTCGTAGCTCGCATTGCCGTTCATCGCGTACACACAATCGCGGGAATTGTCGAAGCCTCGCCCGAACTCCTGCGCAAAGCCCGCCTTGTCCCAAAGCGTCGTGTAATTCGCATTGTTGAAGTTCACGACCTTGTAACCGACAAACACTCTCGGTGCGCTGGAACTCGCTAGGTTGGCAAGCTCCCCCGTTACCGTCGTGGCGGTCGAATTGGAATCTGAGATGTGGCCGCCCTTCACAATTGAGCTCTTGACCTTGCGCAAAACGCCGTTAACGACAACGTAATCACCAGCCGCGTACGCCCGTGAAGCGGTGGCAGAAGATTCCACCGCCGCGCTCGGGACGATTTGGCGCTGAAGCGAAATGCCGTCTGAGTTGTTGACGGTGTACGTTGATGTGGTGTTGTCTGTGTATCTGATTGTGTAGGTATCGACTGAGCCGGTCGTGCCAGTCTTGCTGATGCTGGCGATTCCTCGCCCGTCTTTTCCCTTGATGTTGCCGATTAAAGTTTTCGCCATTCGCTATCACCCCTCTGTAATGTAGTATAGGTTGCCAGTCGATGAATCGTACTTGAGTTCTGGGATTTTATCCGAATCTGAATGGTACACCCACAGGTTGCCGTCAGAATCGACGCCCATGTTGAAAAGACCCGACACTGGAACCGATACCGTGTTCCCCGTATCGCCTTTCTCACCCTTCTCGCCGTCGCGCCCGTTCTTGACGTAGAAACTGCTCTCGGTTCCGTCAGTCATCTTGACGGTGTAAGTGTCAATCAGGCCGTCGGTCGCAGTCTTGTCGATTGACTCGATGCTCGCTCCAGCTTCTCCTTTGAGCAGCATGACCTTGACGTTCTCGTCTATCTTCGCCATTCAATCACCCCCCTAGAAAGTAACGTCCTGCATGATTTCGAGCACGCCGCGCATGACCGTGAACACATCGCCGTTGCAGCCGATTTCAAAGTCGTAGAAGTACTTACCGGGATTCGCGTTTGCCGTGTCGCTCGGAGCTACCCGCACGGTGTACGCGCCCGGCCCGACCTTGGAGACGCCGTCCGAAAGCGACTTCTTGAACAGGAATCGGTTGTCGCTGCGGCTGGACTTGCACGTGAAATAGGCACGCTCCAAATCCTGCCCGAAAGGCGCTCCCTCTTCGTCGTAGACCTGCAAGCCGAAAGACAGCGTGTCACCGCGAACCATCCGGATGTATTTGTCCTCCATCGTGAAATTAGCTCGCATCATAACCACCTCGAAAAATCTTCTACCATGATTGCCGTAACGTCACCGCGCCATGATACGACGTTCTCCCCGACGTTCAGGCGCAAGTCGGAGTAATCGCCCGTAACGTGTCGGTTCATCAGGGTGTCGCCATGATACGCATTCATCTCGTCAGCGTCTATCGTGATGTATCCGTTATCGATTGAGAACGACAGCACCGTGACGGAGTTGATTGCAAGCTCGACGTTGCCGCTGCCGTAGATGGTGACGGTCGGCCTTGAAACGACGTTCCCGCGATTCGTCAGTGCGATTCGGTTGAAGCTGTTGCTCGCCATTGTGACGCTCAGCGTGAAGTCTACCGAAGTTCCGGCCTTAATGTCGAGCCACAGTGCATCGTACTCGGCGCTCGAATCGGCCGCTGCCGTCATGGTCGAATCGCCGTCGCTCTTAAGCTCCATGTACGAGCCGCCGAAAGACCTGTCATTCGACGGGGAGCCGTCGATGAGCCTTAGCGCGCACCCGGCAGCGCTGCCGCTAGCCGAAGCGGTCAGGGTGTAGCTTCCAGAGAGCGACATGCTCTCGATTGGAACCTCTATATCGACATCGCTCGTCGCATTTCCAGCTACCCTGATGCTGCCGTCGCTCGAAGTGACCGTTATGCCGAACTTGCTTGCCGTCGAATCCTTGGCGTGCAGGAACTGGTTCACGATATCGAAAGTCCTGTCAACTGCGTCATACTTGAACGGCTGAACGTGCATCTTGACCTTCGCCGTTCGGAACCTCACCAGCCTCTCGAAGTCGATTTGGTCGAGAATCTGGTAGCGGTAGTACTTGTCAGGCTCGTTGCCGAAAACGACCTCGCCCTCCGAATCGAAAAAGGCGATTGCATCGTCAATGTCGAAGTCACCGTGGAGGCCGATGCTCACCTCCTTGTCGTAGGCGGAATAGCCCAGCTTCGTAACGATATCGCCGTCGCGCCCGTCGATTGTCTCGATGGACGTTCGCATCTTCGGCTTGCTGATTGGCGGGATGGACTGGATTATCAGCCCCTTGACGCTCGTGCTCTTCTCGCCGTTCAGCTCGATGTAGTTAATCACATAAACACCTCCTATTGTGCGTAAATCGCGTTCGTGACCGTTCGCTCGACGAACTTGCCTGCCACCTCGTCATCGAGCACGATGTGGACGCGCCCGAGGGCTTCGATGACAGCATCGACGACGCTGGGATTGGCTACCGTCCCAGCTGCGGGATAGCCGCCGTATGCCATCTGCGTGTCGCTCACGAAAGCCGATGGGTCGGGCATGGCGTCCTGCATCTGACCGACAACGCTGCCCATCTCGTCGGTGAATCCCTCGCCGATGCCCTGTGCGATGTACTTGCCGACTTGGTCGCGGAACAGCCGCGAGGGCGAGTGGATGCCGAGGGCGTCCTTCATGCCGTCGAGGATGCCGGACGCGAAGCTCTTCACCTTGCCGGCCAGCCAACCAGCGGCGCCAGATATTCCGTTCCAGATTCCGCGCACAATGTCACCGCCGATGCTGAGCACGCGGCTAGGCAGCGAGGTCAGCCCATTGACCACCGCGTTGAACATGTTCCTTGCGCCCTCAGCGCCCTTGCTCGCCATGTTACCAGCCCAAGAGCCGAGGTTCGAGATGACGTTGCCAAGGAAACTTGCGATGCGCCCGGGCAGCTGAGAGACGAAGTTGACGGCGTTGCTCAGGAATTGCGAACCAGCTCTGGTCGCGTTGCTGGCCATGTTCGATGCCCAGCCAACGACGTTGGAAATGACGTTGGCAAGGAAACTTGCAATGTTCGTGGGAAGGTTCTGGATGAAAGTCTCGACATTGTGGACGAATTGCGAACCCGCGAGCGCTGCGTTGCTCGCCATGTACGAAACCCAATCGGTAACCGTGTCGATGACGTTGTTCAGCCAGTCGGAGAACATCTGCGGCAGCTGCGAGATTGTTGTGCCGAGGTTAGAGAAGAAGTCCCCGATTGCCTGAACCGCATCGCCGATGAAGTCCTTGATGCCATTCCACACGTTCATTACCGCGTCTCGGAAACCCTCGTTCGTGTTCCAGAGCACGACTATCACGGCGATAAGCCCGGCGACAAGCCCGACCACCAGCCCGATTGGGGACGAGAGCTGCGCGGCGTTGAGAAGCTTCTGCGCCACCGTCATTCCCTCGGTCGCGGTCTTCCAGCTTTTGAACGCTTTGACCATCGCTTCGACCTTCTGCGCGACCATGATGCCGCCCAACGCTGTGGAGATTCCCGCCAGCAGCGGCGCTATCGTCGGCAGGTTGTCCTTCAGCCACGAGATGCCTTTCTTGATTGGCGGGATGACCTTGGAGACGCCGTCGCTGATTGTGTTGATGAAGCCCGTGACGTTCTCGGAGCCGATAGCATCGTAAATCTGCATGAGACCGTCAGTGACAGCCGCCTGCATATTCCCCATCGCGCCCTCGAAAGTTGACGTGGAAGTAGCGGCCTGCTGGGCGGCGTCGGTGAAGCCCAGACTCATGATTGCCTGATTGAACTCGTCAGCCGTGATTTGGCCCTGTGCCATAGCGTCGCGGAAGTTGCCCGTGTAAGCGCCGTTCTGCTGCAACGCTTCTTGCAGCTTTCCGGACGCGCCGGGAATCGCGTCAGCGAGCTGGTTCCAGTTTTCAGTCGTGAGCTTGCCTGCGCCAGCCGTCTGCGTTAGCACCATCGCCACGCTCTTGAATGTATCGGCGTTGCCGCCAGCCACGGCGTTCAGGTTGCCAGCGGCCTGCGTCAGACCCGTATAGTCCTGAATGCCGTTGGCAGCGAGCTGCGCGGTCGTGTTGGCAACCGTGTCGAGGTCGTACACCGTCTGGTCGGCGTACGTCTTCATATCGTCCTTGGCTTTGGAGATTGCCGAATCGTCATAGCCCGCGAAGCTCATGGTCGACTCGAACTTCTTCAGGGCATCGGAGGAGTTGATTGCTTCGCCCACAAGGCTCTGCACGCCGTTGATTGCCGACGTGATGATGTTGCCGGCGAGGTTGGCGATAGCGCCCTTCAGGACGGTGAACCCGCCCTCGGCGTTCCGCGCCTTCTCGCCAGCGTCCTCGACTGATTCGCCGAGCTTTCCGCTTGAAGTTGCGGATTTGCCCATCTGAGATTCGAGGTCTTTGATTTCGCTCGCGGTCTTGTTGATGTCCGTCTGCGCGTTGTTCATCTGCGTGCGCATACGAGACATGGAGCGCTCGTTCTGGTCGTTGGCCGCGGTCGATTTATCGACCTGCTCTTTCAGCTTTTCGACAACTTCCGCCTGCTGCTTGTACTCGGGCGAGGTAGTTCCAAGCTCGCGCCCGATGCGCTCAAGCTCGGACTTCTCGCGGTTGTACGAAGCTACTAGCTGCTCGTGCTTCTCCTTGTTTTGCTGGTACTCGCTGCCCATCTTCTCATACTGCTCGCGCAGCGTGGAAAGTTTCGACTTCTGCTCGTCGAGCCGATGGGTCAGCGCCGTCTGCTTCGCGGTCAGCGCCTCGGTACTCGTGTCGTTCTTGTCGTACTGCGATGACACAAGCTTCAGCTCGGACGAAACTTCCTTCAGTCTCTGCGAGATGTTGCGCAACGCGGCGCGGTACTCGCTCTCGCCAGTCAGCTTGACCGCGCCACCGAAACTTGCCATATAGCCACCCCCTTGGTTAGAACCATTCCTCGTCGCTCATGGACTGCGCTTCGAGCTTGGCATACGTAGACCCGTTCGCCCTCAGCTGCGTCTCGATGTCGAACGTGTCCTTGTAAGCTTGATAGAGCGCTCGAAACCGCCTGAGCGTCAGTCTCCCGACCTCCTTGTCAGACGAAAGCCCAAGCCGCGTTCGTCCCATAAAGTAGTACCACGAGAAGTTGATGGTCGGGTCATAGTCGAAAATCTCGTCTTCGTCGTGGATTACTCGTTTTTTGAATCATCCGCCGTGGAATCGATGACCGTCTGCTGCACCTTGCCCGTCACTGATTCAAGGCCGACAGCCGTCAGGATGCGGGCCACCTTGCGATGTGTAAGCGGCTTCTCGTCGGTGCCGTCCTCGTCGTTGGCGATTTCGATTCCCTCGTTAATCATCTGCGTAGCCCCGAAAACGAGCGCCTTGATATTAGGCTCCCCCTCTTCAGGCTCCACGAGCTTGCCCCACGCTTCGATGCTCCCGTACTCGTCCTGAATTGCTTCCATGACGTTGAGGTCGAAGGCTAGCTTGTACGTCTTGTCTTTGTACTCGATTTCCTGCAACTTGCTTTTCATGTCGTCCTTCCTCCTTTTAAAACAATGGGCCACGGCGATTGCCATGACCCATTATCGCACATCCTTTAGGCCGCACCTTTACTCGCTGGCCGCCTTGAGCTTGTCCTTGACCCATGTAACGGCGGCTTCCTTGGTGTCGAACGTCTGCGCCGCAGACCAGTTGCCGTTCGCAAGGCTCGCCGCAGCTCCCTCGATTTCAGGCGTCTTGAAGTCAACCTTCTCGCCCTTCGTCTGGTCTTCCTGCGACGGTTCGCTGAACTTGACCTTGTAAAGGAACTCGCCCTTGTACTTCATGGCGCCGTTGACCATCTTGGTGATGACGCGACCGAGGCCGATGTAGGGGGCAACGTCGTTGGCGTTGCGAACCATCTCGCCCTTGCCCTCCGCTTCGCTCTTGACGGTGTGGCCGAGGATGGGCGCGAAAATCGTATCGTCATCGTCGGCAACTCCGAGCGTCACGGCCGCGCTGTTGAAGCTCTTGTCGGATTCGGCAAGAGCGTCCTCGGCGTAGAGCGTAGCGTCGTTGTTGGTCACGGAAACCTTGCAGGAAACCGCCTTGCCGAAAGACTTCGCGCCATCGTAGGTCGGTGCTCCGTCCTCGGCTTCGGTGAGCTTCGCCCACCAGATGTTAGTAAGGCCGATTTTTGCCATCTAAATCCCTCTTTCCTTTGCGAAACTGAGCGTCACATGAAAATACCCCGTGTCGCTCTCGTACATGTCCCCAGAAGAGCGGGACGGCTGCCATGTCCAGCCCGCATCTTCGAGAACCTTCTTGACTGCTTCGACGAGCGCCGCGTGGTTGCCCTTGCTGTACACGTCGAAGTCGTAATACGTGACGTAGCCGAGAATCGAATCGTCACCGGCATACGAGCTATCGTCATACTCGCGGCTAAAGATGACGTAAGGCTCGCCGTGGCCCTCGTACGTCATGAACCGCACGGGAACCTCTTTGCCGTTGACGGTGAAGCCGTCGAAAATCTTGACGATTTCAGAGTTCATCGGCTCACCCCTTCGGCAGGTACTTGTCCTGCACCTTTTTCATGGCCGATTCGATTTCGCTGCTCACGAAACTGCGACGCATGAAGGGATGGCGCGGGTACGGCGAATTGCTGCGACCGTATTCGAACAGGTTGCACACCAGCGGCGCTGGCGTTCTCTTCCCGTCCTCGTTGGTGAAGTAGCCATAGAACGCGACCTTTGTTGCAACGCCGTCATCGGAAGGCGTCTTGTATGGGCGGGTCAGCTTCAGGCACTTCATGATGCCCGACTTCATGAAGCTCGACGGGACGTTGGACTTGACGTTCGCCAAGACCTTCTTCGCCCCCTCGCGCGTCATTTCCTTGAGCATCGTGTCGGTGCTTTTGTCGAGGAACTCGAACTGCTCCATAAGCTCGGTCGGGAGCTTTTCGTCGAATGTTGCCATCAGTGCGTCACCTCCTTCGCCTGAATCTCAAGCTCGACGTTCGCGTAGTTGATGTTATTGAGATATTGAATCTCGTATCGCCTACCGTCGAAAAGCACGACCATGTCACGGTCGATTTTTGTTGTCTGCGGGTAGCGAATCGTGAAGTTCGTCGTTGCCGCCTCGAAGCTCGTGCCGCTCTTGATGAGCGTGTAGCCGCGAGTCGTTCTCACGCTCGCGTAGGCTTCGAGGATTGGTTCGTCAACCGTGGTCGGGAACCCTTCCGCGTCGTGCGATACCTTCGGCTTGACGATTTGGATTCGGTGGTCGTACTTGCCTGCGTTAATCATCGTGCATCACCGAGGGGAGAAGGTTGACGGAGTGCATGTCGAGGATGCTCTGCACCATGCGGTTGACGTTCGCGGAATCGCCATACAGGGCGCGGTTGTCGTACATGTCTTGGCAAAGCACCAGGAGCACCGGTACGAAGTCCTGAGACTCGTCAAGCTGCGCGGTCGTAAGACCCGTGTACTTGCACATGTAGGCCGTAGCCGCGCCGATAATCGTATTCAAGAACCCTTCCTCGGAAGCTGTCACCTCGCCGACCCGCAGGTATTCCGCAAGGTCGGTCGAAGTGACCTCCGAGACTTTCGCAATCTGGTTCATCTAATCCCCCCTACTCTTGGGGATTCGCGTCCCCAGACTTCTTGGTGCTCCTGCCGCGCTTGGGCTTGACCTCTTCGATGTATCCAGCCTTCAGCAGGTCGGCCACCAGCTCTGCGGCATCAATCTCCCGCGTCTCGCCCTCATGCATCGAGATTGCGCCGCTGAAAGACTTCAGCGCCCTATGCACTGGCCATCACCAGCTTGGCCAGCTTCTGGGCGTCCTGCACCTTTGAGTCGAACTCGAACCAAGCGACAACGCCAGTGGCGTGCTCGTCGGCGTACTTCTCACGGAGAACCTGCGTTGTGATGTTCTCAGAGAACTTGGTGGCAAGGCCAGTCATGTCTCCGTAGTAGATGGCAGTGGCACCCTTCGCAATGTTCGGCATGTTGTCGGACACGTACACTGGCTTGCCGAGCAGCGTGGAACCGAACTCAGCCGTGATGTCGTCCTGAAGAAGGTAGTGACCGTCGGAACCCTTCAGAAGTCGGAGCGCCGTGCGTGTCGCTGGGGACATAACCCAAATCGCGTTGTTCTGGTAGACGTCCTTGATGGAATCCTTCAGCTTGACAACCTCGTCGGCGGTGATTGCGGCCTGAGCCGCGGCGGTCACGGAGTTTGTGAGCTTGGAAAGGCCCTCGACCTTGTCACTGGTGCCGATAAGAAGCTCGTGCTCGATGAAACGCGCGATATCCTCGCCCATCTGGTTGACAACGAAGGAAACGATGTCGAACTGGGAGTTGTTGATAAGCGAGTTGCTAATCTTGGAAAGCGCACCAGCCAAGAAGCCGTCGAGCTGGATGTTCTTGAACTTTCCGTTGGAAGAGGTCAGCGGGGTGAACTCCTCGGCATACGCGACGGTGATGCCGCCATCCGTGGTGTCGTAGTACGGAATCTGGAGCTTGCCCTTGACGTTGTACTTCTGGGACTTCTCCAGAATCGGCGAAACGTCGTAAACCTTCTTGATAATCTGCTGCGCGATAGTGGTCGGGATGACCGAACCGTTGTCGGTCTTGGTCAGCTCGCCAGCGCGCTCGTGAACGACGCGGCCTCGGATGAAGTTCTCGAAAGCGCGGGTGTCCTGCTGCTCCTGGGTCGGCTTCGGCTCGCCGCCAGCGGGCGTAGGCTCCTGCTTCGGCTGCTTATCCTTGGAATCGTCAAGCTCGTCACCGATTTTGAGCGCCTCCTTGATGCGCTTCACATCGTCGCGAATCTCTGCAAGCTCTTCGGCCTCGTCCTCGGTAAGCTCGCGCTTGTTCACCTCGGCGTCTGCCAGAATCTTCTCGGCCTTCTCAATCTTGTCGTTCTTCAGCTCCATGAGGTTCTTGTAGCTCATGGCTCGGGTGTGATAAATCTTCGGCATGTTAGCCCTCCTTCATCTCGGCAATCATTGCCTTGTACTTGCTATAGTCGATTTCCTGCTTGGTTTCACGTGAAACATCGTCGGCCTTGTCCTCTCGCGTTTCACGTGAAACGTCGTGTTCATCATCGTTGACGTCGAACGCATCGGAGACGAACATGCTGTTCTCGGAATCTTCGCTGCGGGCCATGATGAGCGTGCCGTCGTAGGCTGGCACCTTGGAACGGTCGAGGATGGATACCTCTTGGAGGTCGAGGTCGTTCACCTCGCGGGTGAGCATGCCGTTCTCGACGCCGTTCTTCACGTCTCGGTCGTAGAAACCGAAAGACCAGCCCACCAAATCGCCGCGCTTCGCCATCTCCATGACTTCCTTGTCGGAAATGGTGCATTTGGCGCGAAGCCCGATGTTGTCCTCGGTCAGCTCGAGGTTGCCCTTCTTGGTGCTGCCCAAATCGCGCTGCCAGTCGTGGTTGAGAAGTACGTGAACATCGTCGTTTCGCTTCAGGGCACGCGCGAACGCGCCCTTCTTGATTCGCTCGATGAACTTGCCCATGCGCGAAAGCAGCGGCTTGCTGTTGCGCTCGACGGCGTTGACGTAGCCCTCGATTTCGACCGAGTCCTCACGAATGTTAATCTGCATTGATTTCACCCCCCTGCGCCTCAATTACGCTGCCAGAATCCGAAATGCTAGCCGCCTTCGTGGAGTCCGTGTTCGGGGTGTACGTCTCTCCAGTGGTGGTGTCGAAGAGAACGGAACCGAGTCCGAGGTCGATAATGTCAAGCCCCGGAATCTCGTTCATGTTCTCATTGTGGCGCATCTCGTTGATTGCCATTATGCCACATTCCTTTGCGAGCTTGTACGTCTCGTATCGCTCCTTCAGACTGGCCTTGATAATCTCGCGGCTGTCGAACACGAAGAAGTAATTTCGCTTCTCCCTTTCGAGCAGCAGGTCGCGGTTGAGCGCCGTCTCGAAAGCTCTCACGATGGGGTAGATTGCGAACTTGTACGTCTCTTCGAAGTTTTCCCTGATATGGAAGATGCCGTTAATCTCGTCGGCCATCGTCCGCTTGTTCTCGTTGAGCTGCATCTCGGTGGAAGTGCTCGACGCTTCTTGGAACTCCAATCCGTTGTTCAGAACGACGACGTTTTCCTCGCTGTTGCCGTAAAGATTCGACCATGCACTCTTGAGCGCGTCGATTTCCTCTTGTCCCAGCTTGCGTTGGCTCTTTAGGAACCCTCGCTTGTTGCCGCCCGCCTTCACCAACCCAAGTTGGTACATGAGCGTCTGGTATCCCGTCTCAAGGGCCTTGGCGACCTCGACCGTAAGTCCGACACCGCTTGCGCCGTCCTTCGTGTTGCGCAGAATCTTGATGAACTCGAAGGGCTTGTACGTCCCGTCACCGACGATGATGTCGTACGACTTGTAAATCGGGTCGCTGTTGATGTTGATGTTCACCGCGTCGCACGCCACGTAGTACAAGCCCGTCACGTCGTTGCGGCTGCGCTCGATGTAGCAGTAGCCGCCCTTCCCCATGAGGTAATCCTCGACCATCGCCTTCTTGAGCTGGAACCCGTCCAGCGTGTCCCCCGTGTCCACGTTGAGCATCTTCGTTCGCGGGTCGTTCTCCACCTCTTCGACCACACCCTTCTTGGTGCGGTACAGGCGCACCGGCATACAGGCCACGGCGCCCGTGATGAAGTCAACCGCGCCAGATACTGCGGGCAGCATCATCGCCTTGTCGCGGTCGATTGGCTCGTTTGCGAGCAATGCACGCAAGAGCACGTCGTTCACCGTGCCGTCGTTGCCGATGACGTTATCGGAAGAGCGCTTGCGCTCCCATCTATCGCTGAACCATCCCATATAATCACCCCTTTAGATGACCTGAACAGTGAAGTCAGGCATTTGATTGAAAACAACGTCCTGCTGCAGCAAGTATACGGCGTTGATAAGAGAAACCACCATATCGACCTTGCCTTTGCTCTTTTTCTTATGGACGTACATGTTCTTGTTCGTGTCGTATGAGCAGCGGGCATTCTGGAAGTTGATTTCGAGCAGCTTGTTGTCGGTGTACTCGAACTCTCCGCAAAGAATCTTCTCCCTCAGAAGTTTCGTCGGCGGATGGAGCACGCTGGAATGCTGCCTGATTTCGACGGTGTTGTATCCCGCGCCTTCCAACTTCTGCGCGGTGCTGAGCGCGTTCCATCGGTCGTAGCCGATTGCCTGCACTTGCACGCCGTACTTTTCCTCGATGCCGAGAATGAAGTCCTCGACAACCTTGTAGTCGATTACCCTGTCACCGCAAGCGACGCACTTCCCGGCGCGGACGAACTCGTTGTAGTCGATTTTCTCGTATGCGTTCTTCTCAGGAATGCGGCCCTCTGGCACAAACGCGAAAACATCGGCGAGGATGTTTCCGTCATCGTCTGCCGCCACCATCGCTACCGCCGTGTTGTCGTTCGTTTCCGAAAGGTCTAGACCCAGATACACGACGCGCTCGCGCCAGTCGATGTTGGAAACCTTGCACGCCTGAACGTCGGCAACGTCGATGAACGTCTCCGTGCCCTGCCCTTGGTAGATGATGTTGCAGTGCTTCGTGAGGAAGTTCTCACGCGCAGATTCTACCGCGATTGCGTAGGCTCGTTTCTTCTTCAAGTCCTCCCAAATCTCGGGTATCTCCAAGCTGACGGGGTTCGCCTGACGCATCACCAAATCGTCCGTCATCCAGTCCTTCGCATCGTCAGGCTCGTAGAGCAAGGCGAACAGCGTATCATCCTCGGCAATTCCGTCCAGCACCTTCTTGGCGTATGCCACCTCGTCCTCGAAAGGATTGTCTATCGTCGGGTACTTGGTCGAGATGATGAAGCCGAGCTTGTTCAGGATGTTGAGCTGGCCCGACTTCATGGCTTCGACGGCGTAGCTGGTCGGCAGCGCCCCAACCTCGTCCGCGCAGAATGCGCTGGGGAGTCGGCCATCCATTCGAGACGTTGAATAGCTCAGTGGTACGTATGTCGAACTCTTCGGCTTGAACGTAATGCAGTCGCGCAGAATCTTGAAACGCTTGTTTCCCTTGTACTCGTACACAAGCGGGGACGAGCGCAGCGTCTGCGAGATTGCTTCGCGAATCTGCCTTGAAAGCGACCCGTCTGGTGCGACCGAGAAGAACTCCGCGAATCGCGGCTCGGTCAGCATGAGGATAATGAAGATGGTCGCTACCGTGTACGTCTTGAAGTTCTTTCGGGCGATTTCCAGAAGCCCGATTTCGTAGCGCCGCTTCTCTGGATTGTCACGGTAGACGGTGCATAGAACAGCCGTGTACAGCAACCATTGGTATCCAGTGGTGCATTCGTAAAGCTTCTGCCCAGCCTTCAGGCCCTTTGGCATGACGAGCAGTTTGAGAATCGACTCCATCTGGCGAATCTTGGCGTCGCTCACGAAGTACTTGTCGCTATTGCCGTCGCATACGTCCATCCAAAGGCGCATCTGCTTCTTGACGTACTTCGGGGTGGTGTCCGCGTCTATCGTGCGCTCGCAGTACTCGTAGCCCCTATTCCTCGCCATCGCTGTCACCGTTGATTATCGCCATGAGCGGGTCGTAGTCAGAGTCGCGTTCCTCGTCCTCCTTGGCGAACCCCTTGATGATTTTCATGAGAGTTGTGACCGTGCGGTTGGCCGAGTCCGTGGTCTTGTTGTATTCGGTCACGGCTGGGTTGACGTAGATGTTCGCGCGACCCTTGACATACTCCTTGGTGACTAGCGTTCCAGTCTCGCGGATTGCCGCTTCAAGCTCGGCGAGGTTGTTGAGCTGCACCTGATAGCGCTTGAACGTTGTCATGAAGAAGAAGTTGGTCTGTACGCCCGTCTCCTCGGCTATCTTCAGAATTTCCTGCGCCTGCTCCTTAAGGCTCTTCTTTGCCATATTCGCTACCTCCGTTTTCTGTATCTGTCGCTGATGATTTTCGGGACGCATTTGTTCCAATCTACCCGATGGTGCATCCTTCGGTGGTGCGCCCCCATCTCTGCAACCCTCACGGCCTGCGGCGCGACGATGACGCTGTAGAACGACTTGACGTATGTGCCGTAGTCGAGGTAAAGGGTTGTCATGCCCTCGGCGTTCTTTTGGGTCTGCGCCTGCGTAATCTGCGTGTTGGTGACGGTGAAGAACAGCTTCCCTTGGTTCCCCAGCATGACGTAAGTGTTGGTGTCCTCGTTCACCCTGCCGACGAACCGGAACTGCCGGTCGGTCTTCAGGAACCAGACGTTCATGGCCTTGCGCGAGAGTCCTTGGTGGAAGAAACAGTTTGCACCGCCTATCAGGTCGCCACCCTGCGCAAGCGCGACGGCAAGCGCGCCGCTCACGTCAAGGAACCCGAAGCAGTCCTCGAAGAGCCTATCCAAATCGTCGCAGTACTTGCTCTTGAGCTGCGCACCGCTCAGGAACCTGAACATGAAGTTGCCGTAATCGTCATCGAGAACAACGAAGTGGTCAAGGCCCAACCGCTCCGCTATGTTGAAGCACTCGTTGCGGGCGTACACCACCCCGCGATGGTCTTCAACGGCATCCGCCGTGTCCGTCCACTTGGCGACCTCTGCCTTGTCAAACTGAACCACCATATCGCCGTAGCGTCGCTTGTACTCTTCTGCGCTATCGTCCTCGTTGTCGATGATGATGTACGTGTCACCGCTGTAGTTGCCCTTCTTAAGGGCATTGAGTGTCGCTATGTTGTCTGGCCTGCCATGCGAGACGATGAACACCGCGTAATCATTGCCCATTCTTGCGCCACCTTCCGCTGATAATCTTCGGATAGTACAATGCGCTCGCTTTTCTCAATGGTGCTCGTCGGTCACCGATGGTAATCTTCAAACCGCTTGGATGCACAATAAGTGAGTAGAAGTCGCGAATATACTGTTCGTTGCCAACGTAAAGCTCATGCAGCCCACCGTCGTTGGTACCTCTCAATGGAGCGTTCTTTACGATTCCCATAACCTCA